ATATGTACCAGCAGAAGGACTATCGTTTAGTGTCGCAGGGTTAGAACCCGAATGTGAATCAGGTGAACCTGTGTTAGAAGCAGCATCTTCAGCAGCAAAGTCTGAATCAGCTTCGTCAAATAATGCCTCAGCACCAGCTTGTGAACCGTAACGAGATTTCATTGCAAAGATAAGACCAGTAGGTCCTGTCATTGGTTGAACGCCACAGATATCATAAGCGATTAGGTTAGGCATTGCACGGCGTACTAGTGAAATTAGAACTGGGTCCCAATTGTCAACAGAACTACCCGTTGCGTTTGTAGGTGCAGCCTCAGCCATAAAGCTTCGGTCTTCCCTTACTGCTTTTTCTTGGTTCTCAAGAATAACAGTTGTAACAGCACGCTTATAGCTATCACCGATTTTTGGTAAATCTGGATGCTCTAGGACTGGCTGCCACTTTTCTTGTAAATTTTCAGTAAGATACATTTATCTCTCCTTGTTATTTATTTTTTAGTTAATCACTCTTACTTTAAAGAAGTAAGATTTTTTGAAATAGCGGCCGTATATGCAGCCATAGCATCGGATGTACCAGCGTCAGCAGGTATATTCGCCGCCACAGAATCAACTTCATCATTTGATGTCGCTTCTTCTATTTTTGTCTTAGGGAAATAAGATTCTTTAATAGTTTCTAATTTCTCTGCGAACTTCTCAGCACTATCGAATTCAACATTCTCAGCCATAGAAGCAAACTTCTCCTTCTCAGTATCAGCTAAATCTTCTGATACAGAAACGACTAAACTTGCTCTTTGTAATTCATTAGTATCTTTTGCAAGAACGACATTCTTTTCGATTTGTTCGTTCAACTTAGATTCTAACTCTTTAACTTGAGATGTTAAATCATCTAGTACATTGTATTTTTCTTCAGGAACATCAATATAATGTTCTTTGAAAAGTCCTTTAAGTCCAGTGATGAAATCTTCAGCGATTTCAGTACGAATACCTCTTTCAACTGCTAATTCATTCTCTTTCATCCACTCTTCCACAACATAGTTTAGATATGAATCGACTTTCTCGACCATAGCTTCTTTTACTGTTTCAGTTTCAGATGCAAGTTTTTCATCAAACTGTGCTTCTAGGATTTTCGTCTGTTCTTTGATTCTAGTCTTAACAGCAGCTTCAAAAATTGTCGCAGCCTTATCTTTAAATTCTTCAGATAAGTCAGCGTCAGATGAAACTAGTGCCTTGACATCATCAGTCAAGTCAATTGAATCAATAGAATCTTCAGCAATTACATCTTCTTCAGTTTCTACTTCTTCAGCCTTCGCAGAAGGTTTCTGGTCATTAGGTAATGAACCATCTTTTGCGTTAGCATTAACTTGGTCTGAGTGTTGCTTAACCTTTTTCGTTGCGTCCGGGTTTGCGTCCGTAGGTTTAACTACAGCTGCACCCAAATCTTCAGCGTCATTTTTAAGGTGAGTAGCTTCAGCTGGAGCCGCATCTTTGTTAGCTGCGTTCTTTTGCTCTTCTAAATCTACTACTTCTTTAACTTCGGTTTCAGACATTCGGTCTCCTTTATTAAAAAATTAATTAATTTTGTTAATTATAATTATTTATACAAATCACCAGTTCCACTTTACGCTTTCTGGCAAATCTGCGTACTTTTTTACAGTTTTGAAATAAAATTCGCAAAAACTTGTGCCTTTACTTCTGAAAGTTTGTGCATTTTTGCTTTTTCTATTTCTTGTTTGTATTCTTCAACGGTTTTACTTTTCAGTACGCCATTGTCCCATACCCACTCTTTTCCTTCCATGATACCTTCTACGAAAGCATCTGGAGCTGACGGGTCTGCAACAATGTCAGCCGCCGTTGCGAGATAAAAGTCCTTACCAACTGTACCGTTAGATATAGAACCCATACCTCTTGAAGATACACCCAACTGGGCGCCTTCGTCAATCAAATTCTTGACGATTTTGCCGTAAGGAGTATCCATAATTTTCGCCTCACCAATGAAGTTTTTACCTTCTGGAGTTAGACTAGTTATCATATGAGAAACTCTTTCGAGATTAACTGTTGGCCCGTCAGGGTGTCCCAGTTCGCCGAAAGCTCTTTTCTTATTGATAAATTCGTTTGTGTATCTTTTGACTTCAGTTGCCAAAGTACCTACAGGATATACACGACCATTACGGTTCTTGATATCTGCCTGCATAAAGACACCTTTGATTTTATAGTCTTTACCGCCTTTACTGTTGCCTTCAACTATTAAATCAATATCTTCAATTGTTTCTGTGATTAGTTTCATTTGTCCACCTTTTCGTTGTTATAGACTTTATCGACTATACCTTGTTTAATTTCATCTCTCTTGACATCATACTTTTCAGCAAATGCCACTTTAAATGCCTCAGCCAAAGTCGCCTTTGACTTTGTTCCAACTATTCTCTCTAGTATTTCACGAGAACGGTCTTTCGGTTTTCTCTGAGCCATCTATCTCACTTCTAATATAATTGTATAATTATCGCCTGCAACAAAACCTTTTGTTGATATTAGAATATCGCCTGCAGGAGATGTGTTTGCAGTTAGTGTCGCATTATTAGGAATAGCATTACCTGCCGTATAGTAGTCGTGATATCCTGTACCACTAAAAAATCCTATTGTTGAATTCACACCATCTGTGCCACTTCCTGCCCACAATAGTTCTACGCCAGACTTACCATTTGTTGTGTTAATTGCCCACCAAATTTTTGCAAGACTCTTTGTCCCATCTTCGGTCATAAATGTCAACGCACTAGCGTCCATTTTTGTTACAAGTGTTTCACCTGAACCATCACTCATATTAGTAAACTTCATTACAGTCTTTGTTCCTGTAGTGTCTACTAATGTTTGACTTGTTACAACATCAGCCATTTACTTTCTCCTAAATTCTGTTACTAACAAATAACTCTTAACATTTGAGTCTGTTGTTAGTGTCATTTTTTTATCGTTACCAAATTTTAACTGGTCTGGTCTTAATCCATACTTACCTTTACCAGTCAAAACTAAATCAGTACTTTCACTATCAGCACTAATTGTTAATTTTCCTGTGCCCTCAATCAAATAATAACACTCAATTAAACATATGAGCGATTCATTTGTACCATCTTTCAGGTCATTCGCATCAACCAATTCTTGGTCAGTTTCACTTCCAGTACCTGTTGACTTAACAATGTACTTGGAAGTGGTATCCACAACCGTAACATTACTAATTGCCATGAGAAATTACGCAGTAAAGCTTTCGTCTTTTCTCAATTCTATAATAACACTACCAGAAGTACCAAAAGCACTTAACTCTAAGTCGCCTGAAGTCGCTGTTGTGTTAGTTGCGTTGTTAGTAATCTTACCAGCAGTACCATCATAGTGTCCTGTGCCTGCAAGTTGAATTGCTGTTGTATCAGATGATGCACCTTTAAATTGTATCTGTACATGACCTGTATTGTCATCAGCAGTACCTTGTACTAACTGCCACCATATTCTAGTGATATCTAGTTTTGCACCATTAGCGTGTCCCGCCAAACCACTTGCGTCAAGTATGTTTGAGTTTTCAGTAGTGTTATCGTCCATGTTTACTAAGACAGTTACTTTACCACCAGCAGCGCCACTACCTGTTGCAATTTTTGTATCTTTGAGTGTTCTTGTTGCAATAGCCATTTCTTATCCTTTTACTTAATTAATTCGTTGTCAATATAATCTTCAATATCTGTAACACTAACACCGTGTTTCTTTGATATTGTCTTAACAATGCCTTCTATCTTAGAGATGAGAGGGTCAGACGATTTGTTTATCATTGCATACATGTCTGTTATTGCCGCTTTCATCTTCGGAGATAAATTTTTAAACTGCGTAGTTGGTAATGAAGTCTTTCGTTCATCCAGTTTACCTGTGAAACTTTTAAACGAAATTTCGCTCACTTACTCTTCCTCTACTACTTGGTCGTCATCAATCTCAAAATCAACATGGTCATCTGCATCAACTTCAGCCGCAACAGCATCAAAAGAAGATTGTCCTGATAGTTCAGAACCTGCCTCGATTGCTTCCATTTCATCTCCAGCATTTAGCCAGTCGTTTGCAACAGTTTGTCTTTTAGCGTCTAACGCCATACCAATTTTATCAGTCAACGCACTCTTAAACGCATCTTGAGCTGCAACATTGTCGCCACCCTGTAACGCATCAACCATATTTACTACACTTTCATTTGACATAATTATTCATCTCCTATATTTATATCGGAATCATACATATCTTCATCAGCCTCTTCATAATCTAGTTTAGCAATAATTCCTTGTTTTATCTCTTTGGCAATCTGCCCATCAATTTCAATAATATCTTCATCTGTTTGTTGTAAAATGTGTTTTCTTACATACTCAACAGAATAGTATTTACCCACATAAGGACTTACTTCTTGTGCAAGACTTAATCTTTCTCTAAGTATCTCTGCATTTTTTAATTCTGCAAAGTACCCGTCTTTCAAGAAAGTGTACTGTATGTGTTCTTTTATTTTACCCCAATCTTCAATTGTGATAATACCTTTCAACACGAGTTGTGTTTTCAGTATATCATTAAAGACGCCAGTAAATCTTTTTCTTAATCTAGCGACAAACTTTGTAAACTTCAGTTCATCTCTTGTAATCTCTGCGGCTCTGCCCATATTGAATCCATTATCTGAATCCATTCTTGACATTGGCACATTCAAAGATTGATATAATTTCTTTTGAAAATATTCAACATCTGATATCTCACCAAGATTTTGACCACCAGATAGTGTAGAAACTTCTGTGCCTTTTGCACCTTCTCTACGAGGTAACCAAAAATCTTCAAGCATTGACATATGTTTTCTGTCATCTCTGATTTCACCAGTAGCGGCATCATAAACAAGTTTGTTTCTATATCTTGCCATGACATCTCTCAGATATGCTTCTGCTTTTACTTTAGGCAAGTTGCCAACATCAACATAGAATATTCTTCTTTCAGGTGCTCTTACTATTCTATAAATAACAACAGCATCTTCAATCATTCTTAATTGATTGACA